ATTCCCCAATGTTGTGAATGTTCATCGGGTTCTCCTTTCTTAAATAAGTTCCTAATATATTGTAATATCTTACCCAATGTCAAACTCTATATCTTTTAAAAGTTCAAGAGGTGATTTTTCTTTTGGCTCTGTGTTAGCCATAATACCACCATTCATGTTTCTATTATATTGTGCCATTAATTGATTACCTTTTAGTTGATTTTCCATTTCTTTTAAACGCTGAAAAAGAAAATCATTATCTAAATCTTCTTCTCTGTTAGGGTTTAAATAGTCTTGATAATCATCAAAATATTTAAATATATCATTTCGTTGTTCAGGACTTAAATTTCTATATTTATCTTCTAAAGTTGATTCAGCATATTTTGGTCCCTGGTCCGTAGTCGGTGGTCCTTCAGCAAGAAGCTGATTGGAATTTCCACCAAAGGCTAAACCCTGAGGTCCTCTCATTGGCTTTAACTTATTAATAGGAACTATCTCATCCATGACTGTCTTTGGTTTAGATTGCACTGATACCTCCTGTTCTTTCTGCTAATGCTTGATCAATATTACCAAAGGCTAATGCTTGTCGTACACGAGGATTCTGTATTCTCCCGGCACTAGCTAAATTCATTTGCTGATCATCAAATCGTGGTGCTAAAGAAGCACCTAATTCGTTTTGTTGTAAATCTAAAAGTTTTTGATTAATAATTTGTTCTTGCTCAGACATTCCTCTGTAAGGGTTTTTTACCTTATCGTAAGCTTCTGGTATTGCTTGGCTTTGTTCTACATCTTTCGATGGATTAACTTGTAAATTAAAGATAGCATCATCAATCTGTTCTTGTTGATCTTGTCTCATTGCTTCCTCATCATTAGGTAAGAATTTTTCTGCCCACTGTAATAATGATTTTCTTCGTGCAGCAGTCACAACACCTGTTTCTAATGTATCTGTAATCGCTTCTAAAGCTTTTGGATCAGTTAAAAGATCAGATCCATGACGTAATAATAAAGGAACAATAATCATGGGGAAGTTAATTAACGCTGTCGCACCGCCCGCTCCTGCCATACCACCAATAAACATTCCTTTAAAACCAGAAAGAGTCACACGTCTTTGTACAAAGGTAGAAGGGTCAGGTATGACGAAACTTCCTGCCGCATCAGCTGCAGATAAGAAATTTTTAATGTCTTTCACATTTAAGTTTGTTCCTTTAAACAAAGTATTTAAGATCTCAATACCATCAGGTGAATCTAAACCTAAATTCTTAGCAAATTGACCGGCATTAATAGTAACATTTTGATATTCTAATAAATCAGGTGCAACTTTACGTATACCTTTCTTTTGTATTTGTTCCAGACTTGCGCTTGGTACAGATAAGAAATCAACAAAGTTTGATCCTGAAGGTAAGCCTGCAATAGAATTTTTAATGGCATCATTAAACATTCTTTGTGCAATAACCAATCGTCCCGAGTCTGGTCCTCGTGATACAGTGGGTACCTCTTTTGACACCCAGATTTCTCTTACTCCTTCTGGATCATTAGGATCTACTTCTTTAACTAATTGTTTTACTTTCTTTGTAACACCGTCTTTATTACCAGCTAACTTCCATGCTTTTAGTTCTGCATTAGTCGGCTGTATTAAAGTTAATAGATGATTCATTGCTTCAGGATCTTTTTTAGCTCTATTAAAGATAGTATTAAAAGCTTCGCCTGCATACATGTAGCCCTTTTGTTCAGCACCGGGACCAAACATTGAGCGATTCATTTGTTTAAAGTCGGTAATAATACCTCCTTCATAGTTTTTGGTTGTATCTGCAAAGAATTCAACCGCTGTATTGTACTTCTTTTTGACCTGGTCTAAGATAGCATCATCAATTTCACTATCTAATTTCATCATGTCAGCGAAATCTCTTTCAAACATGTTTTGTAATTTACCAATAGCATTACCTTCACTACGTGGAATGGTACCACCAAACTCACTTTTAAAATTCACCATAAAATCATTAAACATTTGACGTAAAGTAATGGCTTCTTGAAGTGTCGCAGTCTCACCTAAATTAGATAAGTTTTGATAAAACTCACCAAAAGCTTCTTGTGTACGACTACCAGGCCATCTTAAATTTCCGTAACCTTGTTTTGGTCTTGACTCTAAAAACTTTTTGTATGTTCTGTCTGCTTGTTTAATAGTATTGCCTAAACTAATTACTTTTTTATTTCCTAGTTTGAGTGCAAATTCTTCAAAGTCATCATATAAATAGTTTTGTGCAGCACGAATAGCCTCATATTTACCCTCAGCCATTTTTCTAACATCAGCACCTAACTGAGATATTGTATTAACTGGCATGAGATTGTTTGTTCTTTTAAAATACTGACGTGTTGCTTCGTCAATAGCTTCACCTGATTTTCTAAAAGGGGTGCCTACCCATGGGAAAACACCGACCACTTTCGCATAACCTTTCCAAAAACCACTGTTTGTAGCTTGAATAATACCTAAAGGATAACCGTATGTTTCTGCTAATTCTTTCATCTTTTTAAAAGTATTAGTATTTGGATCAACTCCAAAAATCTTTTGTATAGGCTTTTTAAATATATTGAAGACAGGTGCTAAAGCTGCAGAGCCCCCTGTAAATGCTAAGTTCATATAGCTGTCATATAAAAATTGATTTGCTTGATCTTTTAGTTCTGTCTCAGGTAAGTCTAAAAAATATCTAGTCATTTCATTCAAAAAGTCATAAGTGCTTGCACCTGCTTGTGAACCTAAAGTTTCTGCCCCAATGTACTTAGCAGTAGTATCAGTAAAACCTTTAGTTGGCATTTTTGCATCTTTTGATCCTACAAGACTTAATATTGGAAACTTTTTCTTCATTCTGTTTTCAAATGCAACTGGAGCTCCTTCTAAAAGTTTTGCACCATAGAGTCCTCCAATACCGCCGATTGCTTCAAAAACTTCTTTACTAACCAAGTCTTTAGGTAACATAGAACCAATTTTGATTTCATCAGGAATAACAGCGCCTAAATACGGAATATCACTTAAAGGACCTGTCGGTATGTCTAATTTTTGTTTAGTTGCATTGTATAAATATTTTAAAGGATCGTCATTCAGCTTCATTCTGTTTTCTACTTCAGCGATATTTTGTGCTTGATCAATTGCTGCTTGCGCAGGATTTACAGTAGGAAGTGGTTGAGATATAGAGGGTTTCTCACTTAATTGACTTAATTGATTTAAAGCATCAACAGTGCCTTTTAAGTCAAGATTTTGTGGAAGACCATATATTCTTTGTATTAATTTTAAATCTTCTTGAGTAGGTTGTTGTGGATTTTCTAAATAAACTTTTTTCTGTAGAGGTGTTCCCTCTAACAACATAAATGGTTTTTTGGTAGCCATTAATTACCTCCAGTCCATGAATTAATATCTAAAGATTGTGCAGGCTCGTTGTCATCAATTATTAATGTATTATTAGAACTATCGCCGCCTTGTTTTTCTTCCACAGGAGGTTGTGCATCAATTTTGTTATATAAAGATTGATTGTCTCTTCCTGTTTTTTCTAAGAAAGTTTGTAACTGATCGTAATCTTTTTTAATATCAGGATCTATTAGTGTTAAGTCTAAGTTACTACCAAATTTAAGTGCACTAATTGTATTAATTTGTGCATTTCTGATTGTGTCTAAGATAACGTTTAGCTTTGTAATAACATCTGCAGAAGGAATAAATCCATACAGTTGTGTTGCATCACGAGCTTGTTGTAAGTCATCAACGTTCAAACGGCCTGTACTTTTCAAACCACGAGCAAGAGCATAAGCAATAATCTTTTCTCTTACAGCGTTTTTTGCATAAGCAGGATTATAGTTAAGATTAACCTGATACCAGTTTGGATCTAACAAATTATTTAAAGTCAAAGAACCTGTCTGAAAGGTAATTTGTTCAGTGCCACCTGTGCCATTAGGCTTGTCAAATTTTTCAAGAGTAATTGGAAACGTGTTTGCTGCATCGAAGTCAGTATCAACATAGACCTCTTGACCTTGTTTCTCTAACATTGATAGTTTTTTCATATCCGCTGCTTTAGCAGAACCAAATTCATAAATTGCATCTCCAAGAGAAACACCACTATTACTTTGTACCTCATCTAAAATCTCAGCTCCTGTTAAACGAATACCTTGTTTTAGCTTATTAAATAAACCTCTAACACCCACAGTTGGTCCTGTGCCATTTACAATACTTTGATTGTTTTCAATGATAATATCTTCAATTAAGTTACCTGCATTTTTCAATCCATAGTATTCACTTTGTGCCTCAGCAAATTGTGTAGCTGAAGGTCCTGCAAGTTTGGTAGCACCCATTGCAGACTCTGATGGATCAGATACAGAAGTTGTAAAGTAATAATTAGTTGTGCCCTCCGGTGGTCCTTCTCTAAATTCCATTTTAAAAGTTCCATCAGGCTGTTCTACTTGTTGTAATGAGTAAGGAATGACTCCAGTCATATCTTCATTAGGTCTTAATTGAACAGCAGTCGGTATATAATTCTTACCGTCTTTTGTGTAAACCATTGATATTGGTTTTTGTAAATTCTGTAACATCTGACTTGATGTTTTAACTTTGTCTAAATCAACATCTAAATCGAAAGCTAACAATTTTTTTCTAATCTCTTCATCCATGCCTAGATATGATTTTTGTAAATCAAAGTTATAACCAAGCATTTTTTCACGCAAATCAGCTTCTTTTAAAAATAAATTTTGATTAGCCTCTTGAGCTTGTTTCACTGCTAACTCACCAATCTGTAAATTTCTTTGAAGCTCCATTGCTTTTTGATTTTCTTCACGATCAAGATACTTACCTGCTGCTTGTGCTATAACATCAAATACACCTGCTGCACCATAGAAAGGGGTCTTAGCATTTAAACTATCAAAAAGAAAACGAAACGCTTTGTCCGTGGTCGATGATTTAGGAATCTCACCTATATAGTTTTCTATTGTAGATTTAAATTGCTCTGGTGTGTATTTCTTACCTAAACCCAAAGCATTATATTGTCTTTGAAACTCTAACTCACCTTCTTGTTTTACGGGTAGATAAGTGCCTGCATAATAGTCAGACATTAAATCAAAATAATCAGTGTTCTGTACATCTTTTGTAGCAATATTTACATTTACAGGATCTTTTTCAGGTTCACCTGCAGGTGCATATTCTACAAAACCACCTTGTATGGGTTGGATATTCTTTAAAGAGTCGTCAGAAAACTCACTGAGAATGTTGTAAGCTGAATCATTTGCCATTTCTCATACCTAGAACAAGCCACCTATGAAAGATAAAAGTGGATTAATACCACCACCAGCACCGCCACTAGGTGGAGCGAAACCAATTGCAGGAGAAAAACCACTGACAATACCAGATTGTGCTTGTAGCATTTGTAAAGGCAACTGAAACTGTTGCATCGCTTGGTCATAAGCTGCTTGATTTTGAGCTTGACCAATATTGTATTGTGTAGCACCTGCCTTACCTAAAGTTCCAACAAGGCTACCTAAAGCTTGTGGTGCCATCGCACCATACTGACCTAAGGTTTGTGCTTGTTGACCCATGGTTTGACCAGCTTGTTGTAAATTGTTTAATTGATTTTGATAGTCTGACATAGCAGCAGTTTGTGCTTGTTGATAACCTTGAGACATTAGACCGGCAATACCTCTACCTAAAGTATCTTGAAAACCTCTTTGAGCTTCTGCTTCGACAACACCCTCACGGCCACCACCAAAAGCACCAGAGCCGATGGCTTGAGCAGCTCTCTGTTGACCAGAGATGTCAAACTGTCTTTGCATTTCTTTTGTGTAAGCATCAACAACATTTTGTTGATAAGGGTCCATAAACTTTTGTGCGCTAGCAGGATCATATTGTGAACCTGTTGCTTGTTTTAAATAATCAGCACCAACTCCTAAAGCTCCGATACCAGAACCAAAATAATCTTTTGCTTGAGAGGCACCTTGACTAGCAAGGTTAAACATCTGTTGTTGTAATTGTGAAGGATCAGATACTTCAAGACCTGGAACTTGCTGAGCACCTGCCTCTATGGCAGGCTTAACATACATTGATGTATAAGCTTGACCTGCGTTACCAATGTTGCCATACATTTGAGCCAACATTTGCTCATAGTTTGTAGCACCACCTGTTTGCATTTTTCTAATCATGTGTAGGATACTCCCATTTTATCTCCAAGGTCTTTAATACCACCTCGTAAAGAATATAGTACCTCGTGACCTCTGTCTACTCCACCACCATACATTCTACCAATGGTTTCTACCTCTTGTTTTGTTATTACGTGTTCGTTTTTTGATAAAAAAGCAGGAATATCATCGGACTGACCATTGCCAGGTCCTTTCACAGTGCCTGTAAATCTTTGTGCTTCATTATAAGGAAACTGTTCGGCTGAGCCATCAGTCCCTCCGTATTTAAATGATTGAATACCACCACCATTTTTCATACCAAAAATTTGTAATATTTCCATTAAATCAGAAGGTGCAAAACCTGCGGCCATAGACTTACTAAAAAAACTTAATGGCTTTTCATACATATTGCTGACAAGCATTTCTCGTATTGTTTTTTCACCATATGGTTTCACAGCATCACCTTGTTTAAAAGCTTGAATGCCACCACCTTGTGCAACAAGGTAAGGATTTTCACCTGGATCATATTTAGGTCTTTGAGCCATGTAATCGTCATAGTTTTTCTGAGATTGTCTTGCTGCTAAAATACCAGCCAAAACACCTGCACCAATGCCAAGTGATTTAGGTGTGGTTAGTTGACCTAACAAGGTCATTTGTTCTTTTTGATAATCTTCAAATTGATCTGCTGCTAATACCTCTGCAGTTCTAGCATTTGTTCCGTCTTCTGCACCTTCTGGATTTGTAATATCCAATCTTTCTTTTATAAGTGATACTTGTTCTGAGACATAATCATCTTTTTCCAGGGTGTCTTTTTTATATCGAGCTTTACCAAATTTTTCACCAAAACCTTGTATTGGTTCAAAAACATTTTCACTCATGAAATCCATTATACTCATTTTCTATTCTTTCTTATTGACCGCACCCAAATCCGCCAATCGTGGTGCAAAGATTGTAACATCTCGCTTAATATCAGCATCAGTAGTATCGGTGTTAGGATCAGCAACGTCAGCAGCACAATGATCTTCTGACTCGTAAGTTGTATCAGTTCGTGTGTTCGTAATGACAGTTTCTGTCTTACAACTATATACTGGAACTCGGACACCGTTGATCTCCTCATGTCTTAAAAGTTGTGGTTCTTCGACTATTTTATGCATATCTAACCTTTATTTGTACTATTGTTGGCCCTTTATTTCAAGCAAAGAACAAGAGAAGTTTACCTGTCCATTATTGTTTGCTTTGATGATTAATTGATCTCCTGATTCAAAGACATAAATACCGTTTTGCAGTAGATTTAAGGCTACGCCAGCATTTACTTCTGCCTGAAAACTAATCGTGTTGGTAGCACTAGAATCTACATGATAGATGGTCACCAATGTCTTAGCATGAGTAATCAAATCATGCACTGCATATAAGGTCTTGGCTACATAGGTTGTTGCAGGAACAGGGGGTGTCGCTGCCACATTAGCCTGGGGAACTGTAAAGATAGTCGTGTTCGCTGTAGTTACAGCACCAGTGAAATTTCTAAATACGTCTGCCATTTAATCTCCGTTACTAAAGTACCACGCTCTTCTTGTCTGTTCATCAGAATTATCTTGCTGATAACTAGAGTTAAGCTGTAATACGATTTGTTCTAATTGTCTAATTAGTTCTGCAAAAGCACGAGCATCATATTGTTCAGGTGGATCAGGGAATCTGGTTTGAGGTATCTTAGCCATTAACGTCCACCATCAGGATATACATCCATTGTAAAAGTACCCATTTTAAAATTACCTCCCGAAGTATTGCTTGTAATCTTAAAGTTCGCTTGTCTTCCACGACCTCTCATATCTTTTTTGGTATCCGTGGTAGAAACAGTTAAGGCTGTTTGACTGACGACATTGCCATAAGGATAGTTTTTAAAACTCCAGGTAATATCTAAATCACCTGATTGATCTCTGAAGTCAGGTATAATTCTTGCAATACGCATCATCTGTTCTCCACCTTCATCAATATTAAAATCACCTGATTGAATAAATGCTGACATAGCAGCACCATCGGCATCCGTACCAAACTCTTGTTTATAATGTTTTGATACACCATTGGATAACCCAATCACGGTCGGTGTTGCGTTGGCCGTGGTATTTGTAAAGTATTCCGTTGCCAAAGGAAATTGGAACACACCACGATCAACCCAAGCTGTTCTATTTAAAGTTCCAACATACCATGACTGCTCTAAATAATTATAGACAACACATTTATTGACTTGAGGTTGTGGATCATTATTAGGGTTCGTCACATAAAACCAAATAACTTCTGCAAACTCTGTATTGACACCTGCAAAGATTTGATCGGTTTGTGTTAAATCTAATGATTCAAAAACAAAGTCATCCACGGTGCACGGTATTTTTTTTACAGTACCATCAAAAGCAAAGAAAGCATTTTGGCCCATCCAATAAGCAACATCTCTAACAACCACCGAAGCGTGTTGACCTAAGAGTCCACAGTTACGACCTAATTGATTTAAACCAAAAGTAAAAGGGGGACCAATAAACTGCATGCCATGAAGAGAAGTATCTGTCCATACTAAAATTTGACCACGAGCTTTATCAGCACCAACGATAGTGGAACCGTCTTGGATACGAAGTGAACCTGCTGTGTTTTCTGCACGAGGTTGATAGGTATTAATATCTTCTTGAGAAGAGAATCTAAGAAGCAGAGGATCTTGAGAAGAACCTGTGCCTATTGTTTTTTCTGTACCAAATAAGACTAAGTGTCGATCGGGTGTGGAAACTAATGAAAATTTAGAAGTTGTCGGAGCATTGGTCACTAAACTTGCTTTACCTGATAGTCCGTCCGTGGTCGGTGACCATTGATACGTAGAACCGTCTAATACCGTAGCAATTAATAACTCACCAAAATTATCTAACGACCAATCTCTTCCGTCTAGTGTCACAGAGGATGTAGAACGAGCCGTGCCCCATGTTTCTGTATTCCAAGTTGAAGTGCCCCAACCATAACCAAAAGTAGAAAAGGCAGGAGCTATATTAATATCAAAGCTAGCATTCGTCGTACCTGTCGTTACAGACCCTGTTGACTCTGTTGTGTCTTGTTCAATAACAAAAGCATTTATACTCGTAATTGATTTGATTTCAAAACTACGATCAAAGTCAGCAGCCGTAAAACTGGTTCCTGATAAACTTGTTGTACCTGAAAAGGTTACTATATCTCCTTCATTAGCTCCATGACCATTGATATTAACGGTCACATTGGCAGAGCCATTCGTAGTTGTAAAAGCACTTGTTACAGAAGTATTAGATTGACGCTCAGGAGTAATGTCATAAAGAATGTCATTAGCAAATATGTATAATTTTTTATCTGTGCCAAGAGCAGCGAGACGTGTGCCATCTAAGGCTACCCAGTGATGAGCATCACGAGCCACACCAATAAGAGTATTGTCTTGTGTGGTTTCCCAACCACCTATTTTTTCAGGGAGTCCATAACGAAAACGAACATTATCACAGTCGGTAAAACCACCAGACGCACCTAAGCTACTGGTCTGTTTTTGTATCCCCGGTTGTAGTTTTATTTTTGTCAGTGTCATCAGCTAAACTAAACATGGAACCTACATGACCATTAAAATGCATACTACCATGATGCTGTAATGGCGAAGCCACGTCTGCCCATATCTTACCACCTATTTTAGACCATAGTCTAGAAAAATAATAGTCTTCACTGAGGTATCGCTCCCCCTTATCCCAGGGCAGTTTACCGACACCAAATAGGTCATAGCAGTTATCAGAGCGAAAGGATTTACCATTAATAATTTGGTCCGATTTGTACTTACGTTCAGGATAAGCCTTTTGCATTTTACGAAAGACATCTCTTTTGATTAACATCATCCCTGTCGCTGCTTCCATCACCTCACAAAAACCACCTTTTAGTTGAATCTTTTGAGGGTTTTCAAAATTCAAATTGTACCCCAACGCTCTGTAAGCTATTTCATCTTCATCAATATCTGGGTTTTTCTTCACTGCACTGATAACTTTGTCCCAGTGAATACATTTACGAGGATAAATACCACAAGCAATGTCCTTATCAGCTCTAATTAATCGTTCAATGTTCATTGGCTGAAAGCCTATATCAGCATCAATAAATAATAAATGAGTACCAATAAAGTTTTGATCATCTAAAAACATCGAAACAATAGTATTACGAGCACGAGTAATTAATGATTCATTACCCATGGTTTGTAGTTTCATTCCAATCTTGTGTTCCGATGTCCAACGTTGTAATCCTAATACACCATGTAAAGTGTTTTCACTTAGCATGCCACCATACATAGGCATTCCTAAATATAGTCTAATATTATGATCTTTCAGATCGCCTTCTAACATATTTTTCTCCATGTTCCAGGACTAGGTAGACAATGTTCTGACTTAATCCCTTCTTTCATTGTTAATAAAACATCAGCAGAAACACTAATGCGTGGTCTATCTTTTGTATTTTCTTCTGTTCGATGAAGAAGATGACTAGGAAAGATAATTAATCCTCCTGTTTCCGAAGGATAGGTAACGGAAGCAAAATTAATATCGCTCCACTCTTTGTAATAATCATCTCGAGAAGGAATATACATTCCCCCTTTTAATGCGCTTTCTGGTTCGAAAATGACATTACCTTGTTCTTCTGCTTCAACATAATATACTAAGCTATAGTGACTAGCTGTATGTTTATGACTAGCAATATGCTGACCTTTTGTCGAAAGAGTAGCCCAAGCTTTGGTAATGTAGGTATCAAAAATTTCCATGCGAAATTGATTTGCATTTAAAAATATATGTATTTGTTCTTGAATTGCATTAAATAACTTTTCAAATTTAGGGTTATGGTGAATATTATCATTGACTTCTTTTGATTCACTGGCCTTAACATCGGTTGTTGTTGCAAAAGAGGTCTTCGAAGGTTTTACCTCATCATAAATAACTCTTAATATTTCTCTGTTGATTGTTTGATAATTATCTAATTTAGTAATAAAGATAGGGTTACCAAACCACTTTTTTACTTCCCACTGCATAGTTTTCCTTTCTATTTAAATGGATTCCCAATACTCCATATAACTAATGAATAGCGAGTTCCCTTCGTAACAGGAGTAACTCGATGCCAAACGAATGAAGGAAAAACAATAATAGAGCCTTTAGCTCTTGCTTCTTTAGCTGTTAGAACAACAGATTTACTGTCTTCACGATTACGTAAATCAAATTCTAAATTACCACCTTCATATAAATCACCGTCTTCTAAAGAGACAGTCACGGAAAGTTTTCGAATGGTTCCGTGTTCCATGGTCCCCGGTTTATCATACGGGAGCAAATGAGAATCTTGATGCCAGTCATAGTATTGTTGTTCTTTATACATGGTAAACTGACACATCTCTGATCCCATCCAATCAAAGTTCCACCCTGCTTTGACATTCGCTTCTTGAATGTAAGGCTCAATGGCTTCGTATAACCATAAGTCTTGCATCCATGCCACCGAAGAGTTTCTTGATTTTTGTAAATTCTGGTCTGCTACTTTCGCTTCTTGAACAACTTGTTGTTTACCTTGTTCAATAATCTTATCACAGAACTCATGAGATAAAGCTTGGGGAAAAACGTAATAATAATTCTGAAGTAGCATTTCTAGGTGATTCGTAAGAATCGATATTTAATCTCTCCTGTGCCTCCCTCACCACCAGCAGATTGAGGTTGTGCGCCACCACCTCCACCACCAGATCCTCTTGTTCCCGGACTAGCTGCTGTTCCCGCAGGTCCACCTGCTCCACCAGCAATAGCTCCACCATAAGATGCTCCACCATTACCACCTGTAATTTGACAGTTATCACCAGAACAGTTTCCTAAGTTTTGACCTGCAACACCGTCACCTGATTGGTTAAACGTACCCACAGGTCCTAAGTTTAAAGTTGTGGCAGTTGCGAAAGTAACGGTTGCGCCATTAGCTTCTCGAAAAGTTCCTGTTGTAACAGGGGTTGCGCTCACAGTTGCTGTACCTCCAACAGAAGGAAAGTTGGTACGTACTGTACCATTTGGTGATGTACCTCCACTAGAACTACCTGCTGTACTTCCTGTTAAACTAAAAATAGATCCTGTGGTACTGCCAGAAAGAACTGTATCGTCGCCATCAATACCGTAATAGTTAGGGAAAGGCCCATTAAAACCTCCTGTTCCCCCTGCGCCCACTGTTAAAGTTAAGGTTTCACCCTCACTTACAGAAAAAACTTTATCGGAAACATATCCCCCAGAACCACCTGCGGCACCTGAAGATTCGCCTCCTGATTTGTCGTAGTTACCACCTGCAACACCTGAAGATCCACCACCCACAGCAGCTTGAACGTGAATAGCGTTCGCACCATCGGGTACGGTTACTGTTGTACTAGAAGTTTCTGTTACAAAAGCTGTAGCGACAAAGGCTGTATAGAATTGTTTCCATGCTCCACCAACTTTAATGTAGCCTTCTTGAATTTCTTTCCAAGATCCAGATGATTTATAAAAAGCTTCGTTGACTGTTTTCCAAGCTCCAGAGACTTTATAATACCAATCGGCCATTATGCATCATGAATGATGTAGAAATCTCCATCAGCTCCTTGAGCATCATTAGGAGTCGATGTATTGTCTGTGGTAATAAGATTTCTCACAGCAAGATTTCCTACTGTTTGACTGTTATAAACTAAACCTGTAGTAGCAACCATGTAGTCTGCATTCACATTTCCAGAAAAAGTTGCAACTGTACCGTTAACGTTTGTAGTAACATTCACATTAGCAGAAGCAATAATATCATCGGTGACTGTTGCCTTACCAGTAATACTAGCGTTACCTGTAATATTTGCATTGCCTGTGATGTTCGCATCAACAGAGGCATTGACGTTTCCCGTGACATCCACATCTGCTTTAGCAGTAATACCACCAAAGATGGATAAAGCATTTTTTACATTGTAGTTAGATGCACCATCACAATAAACATAAGAGTACGCACCTTGAGTTATCGCTACTCCATTGCCTGAATGATTTGTGGCCTCTACAGTTAAAGTATAAGAACCTGATGTATTATTAAAAATTAAATAATTATTTTCTTTTTCAGGAATCTCAACAGTAAAATTTCCTGTCAGTGTTCCTGTAAACTCAATTACTTTATTAGAAGCTTCGGAAGTGGCAGAAGCATTAGCTGTTGTAAGAACATAAGGAGAAGTTTCGCCCCCTAGACTTTTTGACAAATATCCTGCTGCAAAGGCGTCTAAAACATCTAAGTTATTATTGGTCTTATCACCCCAAGTACCTGCATTTTCGCCTGTTCCTTGAAGTTCAAGTTTGAGTCTTTCAGAATATGTTGATGCCATGGTTTACCTATTATCTATTAATTATCATATTTTTCAAGTCGGTTTCGTAGGCCATACTACATCATCTGGATTAGATGTAGATGAAGGTAAATCTCTTAAAGCCTGTCTATAGTTACTCATCTCTGTTGTCATGGTGACATCTGATAGAGCATAGAAATCTGTTTCTTCTAGGAGTTTGTTTCTCTTTGTTCTTATCTCTTGCCAATCATAGTCAGCTTGTAACTGTGCTAATCCGTCAATACACTCTTGTTCTGTGGGTTTAGTTTTGGTGTCATCAAGGATAACTAGATTTTCATAAGTATGTTCTTGATTATTAAAACCAAACCATTGTCCTGCATGTAAAGATATTAAATAATCTTCTAAATTTTCTGGTCTCATTTTATGTATCTCCTAATCTTATAAATGTCATATAAGTTAAATTAGCATTAGCATCCCCTTGAGTACTGTTTGAATTATTAGATTGTTCTATATCAAATTTTACTTTTGTATTTGAAGTGCTAGTAACATCTAAAAGAATAGAGCAACCCGCACTATCTTCAGAGCCAGTTCCACCACTTGTTCGACATGTTGCTATATCACTGTATGTTGAATTATTTGTTGTTACTCTAATTTTTCCTTCTAAAAAACCAGAGTCTGCTGAGTTATTAGCTCTTATATTAAATGAAACTAAATACACTCCAGTTTCTGGAAATGTAAAGACTCCACTACTTACTGACATTGCGCTACCTATTCCCCCTCCCGCACCCGTACCACTTACTCTTGATAAATTACTTGATATAGGAACAGCATCACCAGTAAAACTACTTGTTAGTCTAAATTGGTCAGCTACAGTAATACCACCACCAACACCTGTTAATGCAGAACCATCACCACTAAAAGCAGTAGCAGTTACTGTTCCACTTACATCTAATGCTGTACTAGGACTAGTTGTACCGATACCTACGTTGCCGTTGCTTGCAAATAATATTTTCCCAGATGCTAATCCAGAATCACTTGTTGTAAAATAAATACCACGGTTAGTACCTGAAGTACTTGCTGTAATCTGAAGGTTATCACTTCCATCTACTGGATTTATTCCTTCCATTCTAATAGCACCTTGTGCAGCATCATTTTCTATAGTTATTTGCATCCTGTTATCAGATGACTTGACGTGCAATTCAGTTGCAGGACTACTCGTACCAATCCCTACATTACCAGAACTGTCTATACGCATACGTTCTGTGTTATTAGTTCCAAATCTTATGTAATCATTTTCGTAGTTCCATATCTCACCTCCTGCTCCAGTATTTAAAGCAATCTTAAAACCATCTGTAGCAGTAGAACCAGTATCTCCATTGGTTAAAAGAATTTCTGAACTAGCACTACTTGCCGAAGTATGAATATGTAAATCAACACTAGGACTACTTGTACCAATACCGACATTACCAGAACTGTTTATAACTGCTCTGTAAGCTCCTGCTGTACCATCGTAAACACCCCAATTTCCACTTGAGTTAGTTCCAGTATAAAAAAGTCTTGAACCACCTGTTGTTGCTGTAGCGGCAGAAGCACCTGAAATATGCAATACTTTACCAAAATCAGTTGCAGGACTACTTGTACCAATACCGACATTACCAGAACTGTCGATACGCATTTTTTCCGTCCCACTGATTAAAAACTCGTGTGTTAAACCTATATATCTAAATGAATCGTATGTGGTGTCGGATCTATTAAACGCTTGTAAAGAAACTTTTCCTGCGACATCGCCGGGAAATACTTCTAATTGTTCTGCTCCGTTGTTGGAAACATTTAATCTTCCTTGTGCAGAAGCATTATAAATATTAACAATATCAGCATTAGCAGTTCCTGTAACATCAATACCTGTAGATGTGGTAGCTAGTTTGGGTGTGGCGTAAGTACTTGCGTCATAGTATAAAGAAACTGCACCATTAGCAATCGCAGTAACCATCGCTTCACCATCACCTGAAAGTATATCAATATCAGTTCCTCTAATTACAAGATTACCAGTTCCACTTTCTTCAATGTAAGACTTTCCGTTTGCTGAATTATGATAAATCTGTAAGTCACTCCCTGCACCAAAGACTGCTTTATCATTATCACCAAAGTTAATATCACCTGTGGTGGTGAGTCCTGTCAGTGTTCCTAAACTAGTGATGTTAGGTTGAGCGGCGGTCGCTAATGTTCCTGTGATATTGCCTGTGGCTGTAATGGCACCGACGACATCTAACGCTACAGTAGGGCTAGCTGTACCGATGCCGACAAAATTATTCGTGGAATCGACTTTTAAACTATTGGTATCAACCGTCAGATCACCCGTGACGGTTAAATTTTCAAAGTTAGGGAGGACACCGCTACCGAAATTAATCGTATCACCCGAATCCCCCAAAGTCAGGGTAAGACCTGACTCGGGAGTAATCTTGTTAACTTTTAATTCGCTAGCCATCCTACCCTATTCTTTTTTCTCTTCCTCTGGCTCTTCTTTTTTATCTTCGACTGTCGGAAGATTTTCTTTTAAGACACTTGTGTAATGTGCTTTGAGCACGGCTATGTGATTAGCTTTCACTTGAAGATCAATCTCTTGGTTGGCAATCAGCCTCAAGTGGCCATATGCCTCTTGTCCTTGCTGATTGAGCTTGGTTTCGTCATATTGTTTGTCGTCAAAAGTAAACATTAAAACTCCTTCGTTTTACTTGTTGTTGCAGGTGCTTTTGATGCTGCGATCTGGCTGTCTAAATTAGCTTGCATTTCTGCTTCGCTTTGACCTCCGTGTTCGATCACACAATCAATTGCATTCTGTTTCGTCATGGTTGCAAACGTCATGTCTGCACCGTTGCAGCTTCCATACATGGATGCTGTATAAGCGTTACCGTCAGCATCAACTTCGCTGTCAGTAGCGGTCAGTCGCCAGTGGACTGTTTGTACATTATCAGAGCCGTCCACCTCAAAGTTCGGAAAGCTCCATTCGTAGGTTATTGCCATTTAATCACCTCCTTGGTGTTGGTTGATAGTATATATGTTAAGTTGCCCAAGGTAAACCAGTAGCTTCACTTGCGTTCTTCGCTATCTGAGCATCTACCTTCGCAGTTCGGTCAGACTCTATTTCTGCTTTTTGATCGCCTAAATCTTCCCATACCCAATTCAAAACTGTTTCTTCAGTTAAGTTGGCGAATGGAATGAAGTTAGGAGAGGAAGCATCATAAGAGTCAATCTTGAGTTCTCCACCTTCCACAGCAGTTTCTCCAGTATCAGCAGTCGCTCTTAGCTCCCACTTAACTTCCAGAACACCACCATCATTCGGATTGTGTTTCATATCAAGGACTTTCCATGTAGTTGTTACTGCCATTTTTTACTCCTTAT